CGCGATGGCGGAGGACGCGCGACGCATGCCCGCCAGAGAAGCGGCCTACCGCAATTTGGTGCTGAACCAGCGCGTTGAATCAAGCTCGCCGTTCATCATGCCTGCGCAATGGCAAGCGTGCGCAGGCGCGCCGCTCGACCTCACCGGCCGCGACGTGTTCGCCGGGCTCGACTTGAGCGCAACGCAAGATCTGACCGCGCTTTGTTTGATCTCATGCGACATCACGACCGGCACGTGGCACGTGCGACCGACGTTCTGGCTGCCGAGCGAAGGACTGCACGACAAGGCGCGCAGCGATAAAGTTCCCTATGATCTCTGGGTCTCGCAGGGCTACCTGCAAACGACGCCGGGGAGCACGGTCAGTTATGAGTTCGTTGCGCATCATCTGAAAGAAGTGTTCGATCAGCATCGCGTCGGCAAACTCGCGTTCGATAGGTGGAATATGCAGCATCTCAAACCGTGGTTGCTCGACGCCGGATTCAGCGAGCAGGTCATCGCGGAAAAATTCGCGCCGTTCGGCCAAGGCTATCAGTCGATGTCGCCTGCGTTGAGAGATTTGGAGAGCCTCATTCTCGAAAAGAAGCTCCGCCATGGCGGTCATCCGATCCTGCAGATGTGCGCCAGCAATTGCGTCATTGAGCGCGACGCCGCCGGAAACCGGAAATTGAGCAAGAAGCGCTCGACGGGCCGGATTGATGGCATGATCGCGCTCCTGATGGCGCTGGGCGTCGCGCCGCTGCGCACGGCGGTCAAGTTCGATGTCGAGGCGCTGATCGGTTAGGCTGCGCGATTGGAGATGACGGGCTGGCACATCAGCGTCTACGAAGGCTACGCCAAAACGCGAATAGACTATGGCCCGTCAGAAAACCATATATTGTTCGGACCGTGCCGATCCGGCAATCCAAATACTCTTTCCGTTATACGCGTGTAATTCTGTTTCTCAACCAGCGGCAACCAAATATCGTTGATCTTGTTTACAAATCTCCAAGGTGGAGTTGTTCCAAATTCTCCACTGTCAGACCATCCCAAATGTAAGACAGCGCCGTTCGTCCACTGTTGCAAGCCAATAGTCACGCCGGAGTCAAAGTGCCAACGACCGTCTATCCCAATTGAAGTACCGACTACTAGTAAGTTGGTAATTTTGAGTGGTGCGGTAGGCGGGGCCAACCAAGTACCGAGTGGTTGAGTAGTTTCAGCTACCTCAACGACAATATCTCCCGTTGCTGGATGAAGCCAACAATCGTCAATACTGCTATTATGGATCCTTAAGGTCATAAGTTGAGGATGATTATATGAGTCCGTTGAAGTGCATCTAACAAGGGGCGTGCATACCGTAAGTGACGGTAGCGAAATCGAAAAAAAGCCATAGATCGACAAGCTTTTAGTTGTGTTGACTAACTTGGTGGACAGGACATCGTGAATGTGGGTTCCCATGTCGGGCGGAGATGCAACAACCCATGTAGTCATAGGACTGCTCCCTCATTAGCGCAAAATTTGCATGCCAAGCTCGATACTAAACAACGATAGCACGCGAAGCTTGGGCGGTCTCGACCTACAGGATCTAGAAGCGGGTTGCGTTTCGGATTTGTTCGCCCTTACACCTGCTCCTGCAATCGCTCGATTTGCTTCTGCAGTTGATCGACCACGTCGCTGGTCGAGCGTAAGGCGGTCTGGCGGCCGAACAGAAAAGCAAAGCGATTGTTATGTTCGCGCTTTAGAAAGATCGGCATCGCGAGTCTCCTACGACTGCGTGCGATATCAATGTTTGCCGGCCGTGGCCGGCAAGGCAGTTCTGTTTAAGAGTTGGCGGCTTGGATCGCTTCGCTGGTATGTCGTTGCGCCGAGCTTGACGCACAGGCGGAGACCAGAACGACCCCTTGTTGCTCATGCTCGCCCATGCCGCCGTGGCTGCGTTGGAGGTTACCTCCGCCTCTCGTCTCGTCAATGTTGGTCACTTGGTGTGTTTTAAATTTGTAAATTATACGAAGTCTTTGCTGATCTGCGGTTCACCCCTGCAGCGCGTCATCCCTCACCTTCCTGATGATCCCCGGCGGCGCGGCGACGTAGCCTTTTGGCAACTCGCGAGGGCCCGCAATGCCCGGACGCTTGACGCGTGCTCGCAAAGCTTCCACGTCGTTCTGCACGGCTGCACGATAGCCCTTTGCGGCCGGTGCCGCGTCCGGTCCCGGCGCAGCCGGTGCGCTCGGAATACCGGCAGCAGCCGATAACGGAACCACCTGAGCTTGCACGCGCGGCTCATCGCCGTGCGGCACACTATCGAACCCCTCAGAATTGCGCGCCTCGTTCGGACTTAGAATCCCGCCTTGCACCGCGCGGGCCAGCGATTCAATGCGGTCCTTGCGGTCGGAGCGCAGCAACGCATCGGTGTTTAGCTCGCAGTATTCGATAGGCTCGCCTGCCAAACCAAAGAGTTTATCGAAGGCTTCCTCAATATGATTGAGACAAAATCCCAATCCGGTAGCGAGCCAGATTTGCATCAAAGCCGTCGTTGACGAAAACGGCGCGTTGGCGATCCCCAAAACCTGCAACGGTACGCGAAAAACGAGCGCAATGCGCTCGTCTGTCAATTTCAGAAGCTCGGCAACTTGCATGTCCCGGCCCGTAGCCGGCGTCGTCCATGGCGTTACCTTCAGTCCGCCCGTGAGGATCGGCACGCCGCCTGCGTGGAGACCTTTGGATTGCTCATTCCATCTGTCGCGCAAGGCTTGGACTTGATCTTTGTCGAGGCTCAAATCGGTGCTCAGCACCGCCGAAGGTGCGGCCCGGTTCTGAAAAAATTGCAGCTGTTGATTCCGGATGCTTTCGTAGGTGCTGAGATCACCGTAGGCGGCGACGAGCGGCGATTCGCCCAGCAATGGTCGCGGAAAACGACGGGTCACAGTTCAACCGGATATGCAAGACATCGCGCGCCGGAACGACGAGTTGCTGGCTCTCAAGCTGACAATCGATGACGGAATTGCCGCCAAGCTGGTAGAACACGTCCCCCGTCGTCGCCACCTGCGGCCGACATTGACCGGAATCCATCAGATGGAGTTCGTCAATTTCGTAGCGGTCATTCCGAAGGGCCAAGGCGTAGGCGTTACCGTCAAGGTACAAGCTGCGCGTCGCATTCAACAGAAAATCGCTGATCGATTGGTAGGCGTTGGGGTGCCGCAAGATGCGCGACAGTGCCGAGGTGGTCACGCGATCGCGGCCGCCCCGGTTGTTGGCGCGCCAGTGGTCGCCGGGGCACATCGCGATTGTTTGAGCGTAAGCCGAAACGCAAGCCTCGACGATCGCCGAGCGGCCGGCGCTGACTGGCGAGATACCGGTTTGCCACCAATTAATCGGCGCTCCATCGGGCAACCACCCGCCGGTGAGCGGCAGATAGTGCGGGCCGGGGCGCGGCGCGCCTTCAACCGCCTTTAGCAAGGGCCGCAGAACACTGGCGACTAAAGCACGCGGGCTCGCCATCATGTGAGTGCCTCACTCGTTGGTCTCGGCAAAGTACTGCTCAAACAACGGCCGTAAATTCAAATACGGCAGCGATTTTCCATCATCGAAGAATAACGTGACGCGATATTTTGGGGCGTCGATGTGCCAACTGTGGACCGAAGCAGCGGGCTTGGCGGGCTTGCCGGCTGGTCCCCTCGCTCCGGGCAGACCGCGCTCACCGCGAGCGCCGCGCTCGCCCTGCCGTCCTTGCTGGCCGCGCTTGGCCTCGTCGCGCCGTGCGGCTCTCTCCTCCAGCTGCGCGGCGATCTCGGCGACCCTCCGCTCAATGTTGGCCTGTTGCTCAAGCTTTTGCGTCAGGTCGGCGATGTCCTTTTTCAAGGCCGCGATCTCTCGATCACGCTCGGCCATCTCGTCCCTCATAAACTCGGCAAGCGCATCTCTGAGAACGACGGTCCGTTGCTCGCCCTTAACTGCGATCTCGGCAAGCCGTCGCTCGATCGCGGCCATGCGCGTTTCCCAAGCCCACGTCACCGGCTGCTCGGCGTGGCCATTCAGCGTTTTCACCTCATTGAGAGCCATGGGCGGACTCCTTCAGCTATTTCGAAACTACCTCACGTGAGTTCGTTGTTTCCGGGCGGCCAACACCCGCACCGTCGAGACCACTGAAATCTCCAAGGTCGACTTCTGCGAGAACTGCGGCGAGGACCTGCACAAGGTCCCTTGTCAGGGCTACGAGCGACGCACCCAG